TCCCTCTTTAGCTGCTTTACGTGTGTTAGCTGCAACTACTCTACCTGCTTTCTTTGCTACAGGAGCTCCTTTTTCTGCTGCAATCTTAGCTCCTGCTTTAGCTTTTTGTGCAGTTGTCTTTGCTGCTTGCTTTACTACAGGAGCTGATTTAGCCGCTGCAATCTTAGCTGCAATCGCAGCTTTTTCTTTAGCCGTCTTTGCTAGTTTCTTTGCCTTCATAAGAGCGTCAATAGTCTTCTTAGCCCTTGCCGCTGTCTTCACTGCCCGAACACCAGTCCCTACGGTTGCTGCTGCTTTTCCTAATAATGCTAATGCTGGTAATGCCATAATATTTTATTTAACTTGAGATGATCCAAAATAGAAACCGACGATAGCCAATGCTGTCTGTCGAACTTCTGGTAAAATTACGTAACCTGTTACAGTTTCCCACTTTGCACCCTTGAACAAGCCGAACAAGAAGCTAGTGTCTTTTTGGATAGTAACTCCAAAATCTGTAAATGCAAGCACGAATGGGGCTGCTATGACAGCAAACATCGTACTTACCACGATAAAACGTCGTATCCACGCTCCACCGTCACCGCCACGCTTCTCAGCAGCGTCAGCAGATGCATCGGCAGTCTGTTGTTTCTTGATTGTCTGCTCAAATAAACGAGCTTGGTTTTGGGCTTGGGATGCCATAAACTTCATAATGAAGCCACTAGCTCCGCCACCTAACATTGCTATAAGTTCTGGTGTCATTCTATTATATTCTCTATTTTAAGAACCCTGCTTTCAAGGAACTCTATTTTATTATTTTGTATGATGTCAGCAGGTAGTAGACCTTCTTTCTCCCAGTCTACAATCCACTGCTTATTATCAATTACCTTATTTCGTATCATAGACAACTCATGCTCAAGCATTGTAACACGCTCAGTAACATGGAAATATCCAGTCACAGCTATTGCTGTACCAGCTACTAATGCAAGCAAGTTGCGTAGCGGTATAGTAATAGTAGTGTTATCGTTTATACTTGGCATTATGTAAGATTGTTAAAGTTTCCTACAGATACTCTGTAAGTTCCTGAAACTGAGTTATCGCTATTTATTTGTGCAATAGCGTTATTAAGTGTTTCATCTGCAACGTAATAACCATAATACGGACCAGCTCCGCCTCCGCCAGTAAGATATGTAGACACCAACCATAATTCACCTTCTACCGCCATCCATATAGGATTTGATGAATCATTTAAAACTATAGCCTCGTACAAAGCTAATCTATCAGGATCAGTAGGTGTTCCAAATGTTACTGATTCCCCTGAATTAGTAAAGTTACCTATGTCCCTGCAATGTAATTTACGCTCTTGGTCTGTAGATATAAGAGCATAATCTGTTGCGCTTAAGGTATTAAACTCATGAGGGGCAATCTTACATGGAACAATAGCACTAGGTAAGTCCGAATCTAACAATACAATAGCTCCATCTTTATCACTAAGTATATCAACATCTGTAACTGTTCGAGATATAATTGTATTGTCTTCAGTTACAAAATACAACGTATCCCCATTAGATGGTTTGAAATGCCAAGCAGTAACGCAATGACGCTTAGTAATTGCAGTACAAAGTTTTTGTTCAGCTGTGCTACTAGTTCCGTTTGCAGCAGTCAGACAGGTCAACGCCTCAGTGTAGTCAACCATCCAGTTATTCACATTACGTGTATAAGCTGGTGTAGATTCATCTACGGACGAGTACAGTGTAATCTGTGTAGATACATTAGTAACCTTAGTGCGGTTATCTATATCTTGAGATATACGATTAGCTAATCCAGTGTAAGTAAAGACATTTGTATACTCAGCATTAGTCTGGCTCACGTTTTCGTTTTTGCCATACTCTTGTGAACTAGACATAACTGTCTGGAGTGTACTCACTTATTCAATAATTCTCTTATTACTTTAATAGCACTTGATGCCATATACAAAAATGTAGCAACACCAACACAAAATCCTAAGACTTCATTCACAGGCGATAATCCAATTGTGGCAAAAAAACCAGTAGTTCCGATAAACGACCTGAAAATAACATCTTCCATTTTAAATGTCTCCGCCTACAAAACTGCCAAAGCTCATTGCTGAGTAATCATTACCACCAAATCCCTCAGACCATGTAATTAATGAAGACCAAGGAAACGTGTAATCATACTTCCATTGATTCTTTTCAAAGTTAGTATCAGAAAATTCGTCAACTAGTGTTGACTCAAAAAAGCCGCCTGCATTAGTACCAGTTGCATTCGGGTTAAAATCTGCATCATAAAGTGACCACTTCAAAGATGCATCACTACCTGATGCTGCAACAGAAAATTCATGTCCGTTGGCACCAGTTGCATATAGTAAATTAGCATCACCTGCACCGCCAGCTCCATATGGTCTTGTAATTGTGTAGGCTCCGTTTATGTCATCTTGACCTCCAGCAGTAGAAACGCCACTAACGGTAAATGCAGTAATTAAATGTGGGCAGACTGAGTGACTGCCAAAGGGAGCACTGTACTCTTGTCTAGTTTCCCGAGAAGTATTTGTACCAGCAGTAACGCCAGTCTCTAGTGCCGTAGCACGTGTAGTTTCATATTTGGACATAGTAAATATATATGGTTTATAAGTGTATTAAGTAAGCTAAAGTATATAGTGTCAAGCTACTCTGCGGTTGTTCGTCTATCAATTTCCTGCCTGAGTTCTTCAAAATCAGTTATTTCGCCAAAACGAGTTAATTCGTCACCAGCAATGTTGTTTAAGGTCTCACTAGCAACAAATGACACCTTCTTCATTAACGGTCCAATGATTGGATAGTTTGTACCTAGAAGGGGGTCTACAGCCTGTTTAATGTCTCCTGAGAGTACATCCTTACCAGCACCCACAAGCGGAGCAAACGCAGCGTCTGCACCAAATCTCTGGGCGTTAAGAGGTAGTTCTAACACACCAAGTACACCTGACTGGCTGAGCAATCGCAACATGTCATTCTCAGACATATCTAGTGGGCTAATTGGTTCTTTAAGTCGAGACAAGTCCTTGAGTACGGTTGTCATATAGGCAAATGCTAATGCAGTTCCCAAGTAAGTAATAAGGTGAGCGTTACGCATAGCCTGTTGTTTCTTGTCGCCTGTGTAGCCGTTCATAAATCTACGATACACCACACGAGACATACCAAGCATAAAGCTTGAGTACTGAAACGCTATACGAGCTGATTCACCCGCAAACGTACCAGCTTGCAATCCAAGACGTGTTATTGCTTGTGCGCCAGCGTCTGGCTCAATAACTGCCTCTTTCATGTAGTGTCCATAGAAAGTGCTAAGCTTACGCTGTAGTTTAGTATTGTCTCCAATGTTAGACGGACCAAGACGATATTTACCATCAGGAGTCTTCTGTACATACTTTGCAAGTGACATAACTTCGTCAGGAGTAAATCCAAACTCGGTCATGCGGAGCATAGTAGTGTCGTTCATCTTGCCAGTACGTAACTGTTTTGCTATTCCAGCGGATAGGAAATCAAGAAAGATTTGTTGATGAGCTGCTGTAAACCTGTTAAGACCGTTAAGCTCAAACATTGCATTACTACCAGCATCAATCCAGCCCATACCCTTACTTTCATCGGTAACAACACGACCTGCAAATGTTCTCATAACAATATCATAGCCAGCACCTTGAGCCTTATACCAAGCATTCATAGCTTTCTGGTCGCCCTTAAACTGTCGAGATACCGCTTCCTTGTAAGATTTTACAAAGCCTGCAAACCCTTTACCATCAATTCCCATAAAGCTTAACGTAGCTAAGGACAGTGGTATGTCTGACAAAGTTGATAGTCCAGACCCTGATAAGTAAGCTAAGTTTGATATACTACGTGCTTTCTTAAATATTGAGGATAACTGTACATCTGCAGGGTTATCTAATACACCTGAGACTTGATCAACTGTACCTTCAAAAATCCTGTAGGACAACGAGCCATCATTAAGGTTGTTATCCCTAGCAATCTTCTTAATGTTACCACCTACATCGTGACCTAAGTGTTTGACTAAAGATATGCGTTCTGAACGACCACGAACCTGTTCAAGCATTAAACGTCCAAGACTTTGGTAATTACCAAACTCAATACGTGCTTCTATTTCAAAACGTGGCTTAAACGCAATCTTCATAGATTTACGGAACGCACCAACTGCTGATGGATTTGCAACGTCTGGATCTAACTCAAACTTACCATTAACAATCTCGTTGTACATAGTTGAAAGCATAGCTCTGTGATTAAACTTAACATATGCCTTCTTCTTAACATTCTTAGCCTTATCAACTGCCGAGACAGGTGGCTCCATAAGCCCGCCATGTAACATAAAAGTTTTACTCAGATCCATCATGTTCATCATTTTACTAATGAACTCTTTCTCTGTCATCGAAGCTACAACCTGACGATCATAACGCATTGTGTAACCAGAGAAACCTTTGCGTTCACGCATGTTAACACCGAGATAGTTAATCTCAGCCATCTGACCTTTGTTAATCTTACGGATAACATCAACTAAGCCTTCCCAAACTGGGATACCTTCCCAACGCTTGGGCATCTTACCAGTCGTCATTGCTGTCATAATGTCAATGTGCATCTGCTTAGACGCAGCTTTTACATCATTACCATATGTCTTTATTAGTGCTGGATTATCAAACGAAGCTTTCTTATACGAACTCATGTAATGAGATACATCTTCGCCTAAGAATATAATTTCTAAATCATGTTGTGTTAAATAGTCCAACAACGGTAGTTGGTCTCTACGAATCTGCTCTTCAACAAGACGTTGCACAGACGGTCCTAAATCTACACCAGCTCGGCGGTTGCCGTCTAACAAAGTCTTAAGCTGTGCAAGTTTAGCCTTAGCAGTCTTCTTACCCGCAATCGCTTCAGTAAGCTTACCACGTATTGATGCATCGTGAACAGTACGTAGAATCATAGCGTGGTCTTCCTCAACTAAATACTTACGTGCATCTGATAATTTCTCAACTGTAGTCTTCTTCTCCTGTAATAATATTGTTCCTAAACGCTGAGCAGGATCTAATGGCAGACCTTTGTCTTTCAACCCTGCAAGTGCAGCTAAGATTTGATTAGGGTCATTAAGCTTAGCTATCTTGTAAATGAGCCTAGAGCGTTTCATTGAAGCGTCTAGATTAATTACCATGTTGTTTACATCCGCAGTAGTAAGCGGAATGTTTAACTCAAAAGGACCCTCAACAAGGTCAGCTATTGCTTTCTGGCGTTTAGCTTTTTCCTTTATCTTAGCTATCTCCAGAATCTTAGGTAACAATGTGTCATCCTGTGCAAGACGAGCAATTGTATCTTCTAAATATTTTTTAGGGTCAGCTTGATATTTGTCATTTTCGTTAGCACGATTGTTGAAGTTATCATTCTGATATGTTTTAGATAATGAAGCTCCGTAAGGAGGTAGCGCATCATATACATTCAAAGATGTTATGTCAGACGGTGATGGATTATCTTCGTAAGCTTTCTTTAGCTTACCACCTAAAGACATATCCTTCTTAATTTCAGACATTATTTTACCTACTTCATAAGCTATACCTTCTGGATCTAATCGTTTATCAAAAACAATATCCTTACCAAGATAGCGAACAATGCCCTTTATAAATTCAAGCATCTGCTCAAACAAAGTCTTGTCTCCCTTTTTCAATGCTTTCCAGTAACCCTCCTGACCCATAGCCCACTCCAGTAAATGGGCTGGTCGTTCTTTTTTAAGAGTTTCTAGGTCTACATCCTTCTTACCTGTCAGGTACCCCTGCTCAGTTATAAACTTATTCAGCCCCTCAGCAATTAAAGGACTATCTGCATATTCAACAAGTTTAGCCAACACATCGGGTGCGAAGTCTTGAAGCACGTGAATGGACTCATGCATTATTGTTGAGTACATCTGGGCATGGAGTGCACTATCAACACTCTGTATAGTTAATGGGTCACCACGCCGAAGTGGAGCTACCCTAGCCTCCTCAAATAACCTATGTGGTACTTCGATTCGTATTACAGGATCGCCTTTAAGCACAGCACCTTTAGTCAAATACCCCTTTTGAATATCTTCTATAGCTGATAAGACTCGTCTACCTTTCTTAAACTGCTTACCTTCAATTTTTAAGTTAAAGGTCTCATTGACCATATTTATGGATTCTTGCTCAACCTGATCAAAATACTTACCATATCTGTTGTAATACGCTGTAAGAGCCGCTTGGAGTTCAGCCTCCTTCTTTGTTACATTATCTACCACTTCTGAAGTAATAGGACGTCGATTACCATTCTCGTCAAAAATTGCATCTGCCAACTCACGCTCTAACCTATTAACATCAAAAGTCTCTTTTAACATCTCATTAGAGAAAGCATGTTCTGCTGCAGGGTTATTAGATGGAACTTTTTTAATCTTAGAGCGGTGTACAACTATGCCAGTTTCATCTAATTCAATATCATACTTTCTGAGTAATTCTATGTCAGCATCTGAAAGTTGTTTAGTAACTTTACCACTAAGTACAGCTTCAACAATTCCACCCATTCTGTCAGTCATAGCTTTACGACTTTCAAGTATAGGTGTATTAGCGTAGTCCTTACTATTTAAAATTTGATTAGCAACATCTTGCTGCAATGCAGATAACTTTCTGTGGTTCTCAAAACCACTAACTATTCTCATAGCTAAGCCTATGTCACTTTCATTAAGATTCTTCCCATCTGGATCCTTACCTGATATATAATCAGATAAACGTGGGTTTTGACTGACCATCTCTCTAAGTGGCACATTCTCATCAATAGCCATTTTCAATGGTGTTGCAAAGTCATCAGCTTCCATTAAAGTGTTAAAATCATTTAACTGCCTACGCATATTGCGAACCTTAGCTGCTTTACGACTAGCTAAGTATCCGTGACCACCGCCCATAACACCACCTAGCAGTAAATTCATACCAATAGACATTTTTAAATGATCTTCAGTGTATCGTTCAACACCTATGTCATTTGTCATTAAGGCATATGGAACTTCCATGCCAGCATTGACTGCCAAAACATTTCTAAACGTAAGCTTGCCTTGGTGGTATGCAGTAGCTGCACGTCTACCAGCAGCAGCATTCATAGCAACCGCAGCTCTACCTGCCTTGGCAGGAAGTGCAAATGGTATTAAATTCACAGGGTCAATTATACCAGCTCCAAAGCTTGCAGCAAAGTTAGAAAACATACGTTCCTGACCTTGAATCATTTCATTCTGTCGTGCAAACCTAGCAGCTTGCTGGATTCGAAAATCTAACTGTGCTTGGTTTTCATCTTTAAATTCAAGTCCCAATACATTTCCATAGGAGCTGTCAAATTGTTCTTGAGTAACCCTTGGGCTGTCATCTGACAAAGCCTTTGTCTTTACCCAGTTAGATGCCGTCATTGTTATATTACGATCCCACGCAGCTTGCGCTGAGTAAGCCATGCCAACAACTCTGCCGTAATCAGTGTAACTGTAGCCAGCTTGTTGTGATTGCTGACGTAACGTTGGTCGGTTAAACTGTGCCTCGTAATTTGTTTGTTCTAATGATTGCATTATTTATTTAATCCCCAGAAATCAATCCACTCCTCTAGTGGTGTGAACTTATCTCTAAACTGTTCGCCATGTATCTGCTCGGTTAAGCCAATCATAGCCCCCTCAGTCATACCAACAAAATCTCTTAAATAGTATCTAGCCCCTTCGCCAGCAGGTCTAAGTTCCTTAAAGTGGAAAAAATCCATAACCCTAGGCATTACTTTTTTAACTGTATTTGATGCCTGAGTTACTGAAAAACCCATCGGTGTTTTATCTCTGTCAGTAGTTGGAACTTTCACATAACTTCCATCTTTTGTCAACGCTAGGAGATATGCTCGTTGCTCTAAAACACCATCTGAGTTTCGAGCGTACTCAGGAGCACTAATTCTAACTAAAGGCTTGCCGTCTTCATCGGTGGCTTCCATCATAGCTTTAACAAAGGCTCGTGAGTCTCGGTCACGTAGCTGTTCATCTGACATTTCGGCTGTCCCTCCCATAGCTCCAAGATTGGTAAATGCCTGCCCCCCAGCTAAAGTTTTAGCATTTGGAACTAAATTTTCTATGTTAAGGAAATACTCTCTAAGATTTTCAGTTTTACTGAAATTATCAAATATCTGATTAAAGGCAGCGGCTGAGTAAGCTACACCTACATTCTTCAAGCTTTCTTTATCACCCATAACACGAGAAAAGAAATTAGGTATACCTATAAAGTTTCTGAATATACCACGAGTACCTATGTTTTCATCTACATATCCAGCAAGCTGAGATGGTAATGTGCCCATTGCTCCGCTCTCGGTCATATACACTTTAGGTATTAGTAATGGATCCTCACGCATTTTTTCTTGTATAAATTCATAACGTTCATCCTGATCTTTTCCACGCAGTGTTTCAAAATTCTTATAAACTATACCTCTAAATATAGTTCGATACAGCTCAGACTTTTCATTCTCACCTAAATTCCTTAAAGAACTTATTTGGTTGAGTATAGGCAATCCTTTTTCAAAATCTGAAAACTCATACTTATTATGCTCTATCTCCATCTCCCTAACATATCCGTCTACTGTCAGGTCACCTATAGTGCCTGATTTGTAAAACTCAAACATAGTTACAAGATTATTCTGAACCTCTTCCATAATGCCAGCTTTTCTTTGAGGGTCTGCTTCATTATAACCTAACTCAAGCATTCTGTTAGCACCTGTACGTAGAGCTGTAAAGTTTAACAATTCCATGTTAGATAAATCAGCTCGCTCTATCATATAATTAGCGTGATTTATTGTGTTTTCAGGTAAGTTTGTTTCAAGATTTGTTTTTACTCCAATAACTGTATTAACAACACTACCAATAGAACCCGTTGGAGGTTCAACTTGCTCAACATATAAAACAGATGATTTATCCTTTATGTTCGGATTTGTTTTAACAAACTTAGTATACTCAGAAGAAAGTCTGCTCATAGCTAACTTGTCACCAGCCTTAGCCTTCTGTACTAATTCTGAATGATATTCAGATAAGAAAGCTATATTAGCTGGAGATCTTTGAACATTATTTAACGCTTTAACATTATTTGAAACCCAATCATTTAGCTTTGTTAGGTCAGATGGGGTCAACACAAACGAATCGACATTACCACCACCTACCGAACTTAAGACATCAGCTACACTTTGACGTTCGTCAGCAGGGCTATATACAATGTTTTGTAAGATTGAATAAGCTATTGCTTCTGGAGACTCCTTAGTCTTCGTAAACATCATCGCTAAATTAAACGCAGATTGTTTTGTACGTTTGTCAGTAGCAGTAGTTAAATGACGGTCAGGTATTTCTAATATATTCTGAGCCAACTTCATTGCATCTGCATTTGAAATTGATGTTTGATCCATTACCCGATTTAAGCTTTCTGTTTGATTCTTTAAATTTACTTTTGCAAGGTCTTCTTGGTAATCTGCGTCTGTAACTTCTCGTGTTTTTTCTTTATATAGTTTACGTATTGCTACTAAGTTTTCAGGTGATAACGACAAAGCATCTGAGTGCTCATCAAAAACCTGTTCAACTGCGTCAATTCTATCTTTAAGCTGATCCTCTGTAAGGACTACATCTTCAGTAAACTGATAATTTAAATATTCCATTACGTCACTTGTGACTGAATTATCAAAAGCTTCTTTATCAGTAGCACCCATTCGGGCATGCTCTAACACTGGATTGCCAGATACTGATTCTACAAAGTCAAGGATTCCATAACCGTTCTCACCGTCAGGGAAGTTGTCTATTCTGCTAAGAACCGATTTCTCAAGAGATTCTAATGTCTCCACCTGAGCTTTAAATACATCTGCTTCCGCTATTTTAAGCTTACTTTTATTTCTGTAAGTTTGAAGCTTAGCGTCTAACTGAATATTAGCTTTTTGTATTTTACTCTGATCAGTAATCTCAGTGACCGTACCTTGGGCTCTGTGATCATTTAAGTTAAGGTTGCTTAGGTCGTATGAGTCAAGTTCCTTTTGAAGTTTAAGAGTCCCGTCTACATCTCCCGAATTAATAGCAACTTGAAGCCTGTCAAAAGTGTCATCCATTTTTACAGACAAACCACTCGTTGCTCCAAATATAGCTAAGTCCTGAGCAGCATCAGACTTTCGTTTTAATTCATCCTTGACACGAGTAGCTTCTACCTCTGCACGGGCAGCTTCTACCTCTGCACGTTTTTCAACACGAGCCTGCCCAGCACCAGCTTGTTGAAGTGATTGACCCACTTGAGTAAGTCCGCTTTGAAAGCCAGACGATGTATCAAAAGCACTAAATGATGCTTTTTGTTGTTGAGGAGTTCCTGAAAGTCTAATAGCCATAATTAACGATATGCTTGTCTACCTAATGTTGAATAGTTTCCTACTGTGGGTGTTTTTGATTGAAACATCGGTCCCTTACCAAAATTGTTACTCATCTCAGCTGCACTGCCAAATCCTGAAATACCAGTAGCAACTGCACTAAGCTTAGCTTGACTAGCTTGTTGTCTAAACTGAAATGCTTTATTAGCTGCCGATGCTAAAGTTAAATCACGATCTGCCATACCAAGAGAATACGCAAGACCCATTTGTCTGCCAGCATCTTGGTACTGTTTAAATCCTTCGTAAGTTTTTTGCGATGAATCAAAGTCAAACTCAGCAAGTTGAGTGTTAGCTTGGTATTCAGCTGCTTTAAATACATCTGTAAACGAACCACCAAATGTAGGTCGATTACGAAGCTTACCTAACTCACCAGTAAGTTTCTGAGATAAAGCCTTACGTGCAACAAGAGATTGTTGCATTATTGTATTCTTTTCTAACTGACTAGCACTTTGTTGGAACGCTATGTCATTCTGACGACCAACCATATTGTTGGTAGCAACCTGAGCATTATAACGACCCTGAGCCTCTGCTGCTTCCGCTGCGTTTTTCGCAGCAGCAGCTTGGTCAAGTTGTCCTTTTACGGAGACTGCTGTCCCCACGAGCATTAGTGCAGTAGCCATTAATTTAAGTCGGTTTTAGTAGTAATTGATGCAATTGTCAACGGATATGGCTCGGAATGTTTGATTGTTGGTACATTATCTACACCAAACGTAGAACCTGATACTGGGTGTTCTTTATCGAACCCAGTAAATCCTGTTGAACCATATGATGTAAATACACGTTTTGTATCGAACGAATCTTTAATACCGAGCTTATAGCTCCATGAGTTAATTAAGAAAGGCTTGAGTGATATAATACGAGCGTTGTCCGAACCGTAAGCTGGTTTGTTAGTACCGTCCCACGTTGGGAACATCATCTTGAGTTCACCCTCGTACTTATTACCAACTACTAAGTCTTGAGTAGTTGAGCGATTTGAAATTGTAATAACACCACCAGCTACAGTCTGCTCACCAATGTATTCACCGTCCTGTATGACTGACACAGATGTGCCATCACTAAACCGTGAGCTTACTGTCACACTAATATCTGAACCATCTGTTGGTTTAGTCATTGTTAGGTGACTATCAAGGAATGGGTACACAGTCTCTTGGAGTGGATCAGTTTGAGATAATGCTTCGTTGTAGACTGAAGATCCACGTCGCACGACTACCCAGAGTTGGTCTAGTTCTGACTGTGCACCCCTATGCATTACTGATATGTCATATATAGCATCAGCTGATATATCATGTTCAGACCAAGCATAGAATTCTTCCTGTCTGTGATAGGACAAGCAAAAAAGTTTATTTCCTGCAGTACGCACCCACAACCTCGGCTGTGGTGTGTGTTGATACGCAAGCTGTTTGATCGGATCCTTCAGGAAGGTGGGGTAGATCAATTTGGATACATCATTAGATGATGCGCTTGTAATATTAACGTCGTACTTATATTCCATCAATCGAGTACCCGACTGGTCAGGATAGAATATAGATGAACCAACAACTTCAGATTGTTGACTACATGGCTCTTCTTCTGTCAATTCAATACGAATTGTTTTCGGACTAATACCATATTGATATTGGTTAGGTACAATGCGGTAGATGCCGCCTGTAGTTCCGATAACTAAATCACGAGATGCACTCAACCAACGGATACCTGCTGTAGAGTTATCTAACTCATATGTGATTGCATCTGTGTCTAATACAGTTCCGTCATTCTGTACAGTTGAAAAGTTCTCTTCATCTGCATTACGACTAAAGAATAAGTTATTAGGGTTAGCGTAAGTGCCACCAAATATTCTACGCTGTTCAAACTTAGCTACAGTACGTGGGTAATTATCTGTATACCAAGCTCCAAAGTTAAACTCTGTAAAGTCACCGTCATTCTCATACCCCAGTGTACGTGTATCTTTTGGCACTGGAGATAACAACTCAGCAGTTACTTGTGTGCCTGAGTCCTGTGATAAAATCTTCATGTACACAACTCCAGACGGTAAACGACCACGTACATAACGACCAATGTCGGATGCAACAAATGACCCTCCCTTGGTGTTAATCTTTACATCGTTAGCTACGGCTGTGATTGTTAATGTACCTGTAGGTATAATCAACTTATCACCACTTTCAATCTTAGGTGTAGTCTCACACTCAACTACATCAAATTGTTTTGATGTAGTTAGATTGCCAATTAAGACAGTTCCTGTGAGGATTGGAATATTACTATCACCTAGTGTGTGACTTCCAGCACTACTAATAGCTGTAGATAGTCCATTAGAAAACGTATATGTTCTATTGCCAATGTCTTGAATTATACCTGTGACAACTTGAACTTCGCCATCAGTATTAGGACCTACTGAATAGTAGTTAACACCAGATCCAATAGCGTTGTACATTCGATATATACTTCCTGCTGTATAATCAGTATTATCGTAAGTACCTCTGTAAAACTCAACAGGGTGGTCTTCAGTGCCACGATGTTCTTTAATCTTCACCCAGCGAGTTGAAGTTCTAGCTTGACCAACTACCACGTTGTCATTCCTGCGATCGCTACCAACGCGAATAAAAGAACCTTCGTAACCTTTATTAAATACTGTAGTGTCACAGCGTAAATGTATCTTGTTGTCGGGAACACCGTCAAAACCTAACGCAGCAATGTCAGCTGCATCAGATGTTTCCTCTGCATCTAGTAAATACAATTGAGCTGCGTTGTCTTGAATATCAACAATAGATTCAACGGGCTCCACATATACAACTGTGTTTGTAGGATCTGCAATAGTGTAATCGCCACCGAGTGCGGCATCTAATACCTTGCCCAAGAACTTCTCACCCTCGACTTCATACTCTACGTAATAAGATTCCCAACTACCATCACCAGCAGCCACAATTGCTGAGAATTGACTTGTACTGCTTTCAATCTTAACAATCCGTTTGTTAGTTGAGATGTTAAATAATTTAGTCTCAGGCTCGGGAGCTAAGATTGGTTCAATATCAAACGGTAGATCCGATAGAGTCCACGATGTATCACCCTGCACTTCAAGGTTAGCTGTTAGTGTGAGCCCGTCGGACGATACAAGATTCTTCTGAGAACCCCCATCATCAGCTGTAAGTATTTGATTAACTGTTATTAAGTCAGCAGTTAATTTAGCTGGTCTATAAAGACCGTGCGCAATGTATAAAGCATCTGTCTCTGAGCTAAACCGAAGATCTGGTATAACTGCTGCTGAATACGGTGATGGTGATATAGTGTCTTTAAGTGTACCAAGCGCATCATACACCTTTATATTCTCAGGAGTAAATACTACTCGGTAAGGTACGTCAGTAGCTAGAGTTACATCAATACCTCGTGCTGCCTCAGTAGTTGATGTGTGGTTACTAGAATGCTGGAAACCAGATCTAAAGATAGCTGGTCCTTGTAGGCTTGGAAAGAAGTTCTTAAATGTGCGAGCTGAGTTAGCTACACGTTTAATATCTAAACGCCCTAAGATGTAGTCACTAATTAGACCACCTGAGAAATCTGATTGTACGTTACTATACCTTGCCATAGTTCTGATGTCCGCCTAAGAACTGAGAGTTCTCTTCGTTAATATATGTTTGAGCTGGTCCTTGACGACCCTCCAATACTCGTGCTCGCTTAAGAGCTTTCTGATATTGTACATATAGTATCTCGTGGCGATTCTCAGAACCTGACAACTCAATAGCCATGTTCTGTGCCATATGTAGTGTGAGAACACGAGTCAGAAACTCTGGCAACGCAGATGCCGAGGCGAGGTCAGGAACAAAGGTGTAAGTTATCTTTAAGGATGTCTTATCTGCGTACAGCAGACCATTTACAATCCTGTATTCTCCGCAAAGATAATCATCTTCATCCTCAATAATAAGGATGATGTTTAAATCTGATGGCAGTGTGTATGAGTGACTAAACTTTTTGAACTCAGTACTGCCCGATACACCTGTAAGCGTAGAACGCTTGGTGTTGTAGTTAAATATATTGTCGCCAAACAATTCCGTAACAGCTTGTTCGTAAGCTCTGTTGGCGATCTCGTAGGTTGTACTAGTCTCATCACTAGCTTCAATGTGGTAACTGCCCACCATACGAAGGGCAGAATTGAGTATCTTTAGCTTGGTTGCTTCTGTAGCCATATAAAAAAAGAGTAGTCTCCCCCGAATATACAGGGGAGACTACGAATAGAATTAACTTTCGTTACAGCGGATCTCGCCAGAAACCTCACCCCACATACGAGATGCTTCAGCGCAAAGCTTGAAGTATACGTAAGGAATGTTTTTCTTAGCAGGAACGCGCCACACGTCACCCTTAAGGGCTGTACCTGTAGAGAGCTTAAGTGCTTTCGGTGTAGAGATGATACAGCGACGCTCATCTCCGTCACTACCAGTAGATAGCGGAAGACGCTCGGTGTGGATGAAGCGGAAGCCCATGAATGTAGTTACGCTACCTTCTGCGAGGGATTTGCGAACTGCGAAGTCAGAGCTAACAACTTCAGTAATGCCGAGTAGATCATCAAGCTGTTTTGCAGAAACAAAGCAGTTAACGATTTCGTCTTGGTCAATAGCGTGGAGACGAAGCATTGTGCGACGTGCTGCACGAAGTTTAGCAAGAGTAAGACCAGAGCTAGCAGCACCGAAGTCACCACCAACAGAGAAACCTTCAGTTTCTCCACCAGCGACAACATAGTCACCAGCAGCTGTGATATCGCCAGCAGACTTAGTACCAACAACGATGTTAGAGCGATTCTCATCGCCAACACCTTCTGCGAAGGTACGAGGAGTTCCACCAGACTTACCAACGTAAGCTTCACCGAAGAACTTGTCAATAATGATGTCGTCAATCTTACGGCGACCAGAAGCAAGAAGTGCTTGTGTGTAAGCATTCATTGGATCTGTAAGTACGCGTTTTAGATCTTTCTCATCAACATACTTGCCAAGCTCATAGTCTTTAAGACCAATACGACGGCGATCGTGTGTGATTTCACTGTTAGGGTTGTCCGCATAACGACTTACGTCCTCAGACATCGCTTCAGCTACGCCGACGCGATCGAAATATTGGAACTCTTCGTTTTGGGTTTCTTGTTCAAAATAAGGCTGTAGTTTAGACTCACTTTGTTGAAAAGCTTGCTCGAAGCCAGCTTTGTACGCTTGTACATAAGCGTTAGTAATTGTAATACCGCCAGCTAGAGCTCCTGCTCCATCAGCGGATTCAAATGCAGGATTTGAATATGCCATAATAAATAATAAGTTAAGTTATAGTAGAAGTTTGTTTTTCGACGAGCTACCCTCACGGACTCTTCTAGTTGTACGTAACCAACGACTTTCCTAAAAAGCTTGTATTCGGACCTAAAAAAAAGGCTACCCCAATACCACTGGAATAGCCTTGTTAAAGGTAATTGTCAAGTAAAATTACACAGTTGGATATAACTTGTTATATAAGTTAGCCCGTTTTTCTATTAATTCCTGACGTTTACTGCGATCTCGCATGTTTAGACCCGATGGATCCGACATAATAAGTTGAGCATTGCCCTCGTCAATCTCAGCAATCTGCGCTTTAATACCGTGAGTATTCTCATTAGCAAAACCACTAGCTGGGTTGTTCTGCGCCATAGGTAGTGTATCACCTGATACTTCAGCTAGACGATGAAATAACTTCAACACTGCTGGGTGATTGGCTACCATTGGATCAGACTCAACTAACTCTTTAATCTCAGGGATTTCAGATGCCATAGCCTCATACGCTTGATTGGCTAGGGCTAGGTTAGTATTGTACTGGTCGCCCCATTCTAGTTGAACTGCTTGACGTAATTCACTAATTGAACTCTCATACTCTTGAAGGCTTTGATCTTCACCCTCAGCGGATAAGTTTACATAACGATCGTACAAAATATCAAACTGTTTCTGGGATAGTCCCATCTCAGCTGCAAAATCAACAAGCTCTTGTGCTTGTTCATCTGGCATTTCATATTCTTCACCATCTTCTGTTGCTAGTTCTGGAATTGAGTACTCGTCATCTTCTGGACGAAGCTGATCAAATAAACCATTCCATTCTTCATCACCCCAGTCTTCTTGTGGTGCTTGAAGTCGTTTAGTACCTAATGCGCTTTGAGCATTTACTAATTGACCCGCCAACGATTCTAAGTCCTTGGTGTTTTTAATTGTCTCATTGCTTTGCAATTCTTCAGGCAGTGAGTCATAAAACGACTGGTATACGTCGTTGCTCTCAGGTTGTTCTGCTACTGGTTGTTCTGCTAAACCGCCACCCAGACCACCTGTTGATTCTTCTTCATATTCTTCAGACATTTTTCTTATTCTCTAATTCTAGTTTGTTGATTAATTGCTGAGGGTCGTCTTGACCAATCAGCGTTAGGAAACTCATAGCTAAACGTCTGCGTCCTTCACACTCACGAAGCTTAGCCTCGTCTGTGTGGAATACAGGTTTAGTTACGTGACATTCACGAAGTAGTATACTAAAGAACCTCTGCCCAGCAGGAGTCTCTAGTATGTTAATAAGATCATTACGAAGTTGCGATTTCTCACGCAACCTCCCAAGGGAGTCCATTACTTTCATATTAAATATTTAGCAGCTGACCAACACCTTCAGGGTCGATCTGCTTAGCCTGTGCAATATCTTTCATTGCACCTCCGAGTTGCGGAGCGGCTTGCACTTGCATCATTTGTTCTTTTTGTTGATTTGCTTTATCCATCTGAGCCTTCACTTCTTCAGCAGTCTTAACAACCGCTGGATCAATATTACGATACTTAGCATAGCTCGCCAGTAAAGTCTGCTCATTGATCGCCCCCATAACTTCAGGTTTAACTTGAGCAAGAGGAGCGATGTCTCGCATGAAAGAACTAATATCTGATAGACGTGTCGCATATTGTGATTGGGAAGCTGGGCTAGAGAATGAAATTTCTAGCGAACCACCATTCAACGACTCAGGTCTTTCAGGTAACTGACCTTGACGCTCAAGTAACTCAAAGGTTGCTTCAATCGCAGGGCATAGATATTCAGTCTCCATACGATTAAGTAGCGGTGCAAGTTGGTTCAACATCTGTCCACGCACGTCTTGGATCTCGGTAACACTCTGACGTTCCTTCTTCTCTTGTCGAATAATCTGATCGACAAAGAATGAACGGTTAATGCTGTCACGATACATACGAATCATTTCCATTACATACTGTGGCTGATTGCCTGCCAAGATTGGCGACGGCTTCTCAGACCCAGCTTCGTGGAACATAATCTGACGTGACCCGTACTTCATCGGAAGCATGATGCTATCTTCCTCTGCAGTAAGGGTTGGGAAATTTAAATACTCAGCAGAGATCAAGGCTTCCTTGACCATCTTGTTGAGTGCACGGATTTGAGACAAGCATGAGAATGCTGGTCCACGTCCGTGTACCTCGTCAGCCAACTTAGACCAACGCGGTACTAGGAAAGTAAAGTAACTAGATCCGCTTTCTTGAATTACATCCTTAAGTTGCGGACTCCAGTAAGTAACCTTATAAGGGCGACCCTTACCTACACGTCCACCTTTCTTAGCAGCTGGATCGTTATTAGGTTCGATTGCGTATACAAGTTCAAATTTATTGTGAACTGACGCGTTCTTGTCGAAACCATCCATGTCAGCTATTTGTGGGAACGCCTGCATCATCTGACGTGCTGTCTTATAGCAACGATAGAATACAGTGTCTACAGTACCATGCTGATCTGTATCGAAAAATACATCAGCAAGAGGGCGAGACCTAAAGTTAATAACCCCATCGACATCAGTGATCTGTACAGGAGAAGTACCGTAAGCCCCAATATCAAGGAAACACTCGTGACTTGAGCTATAAAACTGTGATTTAGGAAGACTAAATTCGTGAAGAATTCTGTCTGCGACTTGCTGAAGATATGCAAGTTCATCTGATGATAACTCTCCTGTTGGCTTGTCGGTTACTTTTAAATAAAACCAGCGATCTGCTTTTGGTATTAAGTTAGAACTTAAACCATTCGCGAACATCTGATTACACCACACTGCGGTGTCATCAAAGATCTCACGTGAGCCATCGTCTTGAAAGGGTGTATGTCCGTGATCAAACTTGTTAGAGTTTGGTCGGACATACTTTTGGGCATCAAGAAACATGTTATCAAGGTGAGACCTTAATAACTTTAGCTCTTCATACCGCTGACGTAATGCGTTAACCATATAAGTTTCCGCCACCGCCTAGTGGCGAGCGACCTTGAGTCTTCTTAGTTTGGTTTTTATTTCTTCGCGGTAAAACACTACCCATTCCAAACAACGTACCAGCAGTCAACTTCCGAGTCGGACGAGCTGCTTTCGCAATCGGCTGACGTGCCACAGGTGTGGGTGGAGGAGGTGGTGCTGGTGGAGCTGGAGGAGGTGGTGGCTTAGGTGAAGAGCCCATATTTAGATATACGTTTGAAAGTTTCCCACTTATATTGCTTAAATGGATTAGTACTGTTCATCTTGTGATAGCGACAAAACTCTATCCTGTCAAGCGGAAATGGTGCAAGTTCCATAAACTTACTAGATAAATACTCAGGATTCCTGTGAGCTGCGTAGCATATGTGCCAGAACATGCCATCCTCATCTTCCTTGACCAAAGCTAGCAGTAAGTAATCGGGACCTCCGAAAAAATATTTCTGTTCGCCATTAGGGGAATTCACTATGTTGTTAAACAATGCAGCAAAGTCCTGACCCTGCGTATTGTACAGGACACATGCTTCATCGTACATCGACAACCTGTGGTCTTCACCAATTAAGACTTTTGACTTGGTACTCATTCGTTTGTTTGTGTTTGCTAAAGCTTGGTTGTTTTAATCCTACAGCCAGTGTACGGAATGCGTCAGCTCCGTGAGAGTTCTTATCGTGGACAGGTGTCTTACGAAAAACTCCTCGACTAGAATCAAACTCTTTGTGGTAACCCTTGAGTGCTTCAAGTCCTGCGTAGCATCCATCCTTTGCAAACCAGCAACGGTTTAAGATATTACGCACGGCTTCAATGCCATCAATGATCGCCAGCTTCTTTACTGTTACAAATTTTAAACCTAGACCTCTGGCAGTCTCAAGTCGTGACTTACCAGTTCCTAACTCACGTACCTTAATATCGTGCGGTGCGTAGTGTTTGCCGTAGGTCACGTCTTTCTGATTAGACCACACATGTAAGTATCTTGCATAGTGGGGTAATCCTTCTCCACTGTTCTCGTAGTAGTGTACTACACGGATCTCATTCTTGAACAGCTGGACAAACCAAATGGTAGTAGCGTCATCCATTCCCAAGTCCCACGCCGTGTGAACTGGCAACATCGGATCTACTGCAATTGTATCCATCACACGTTTCTCCTTGTAAGCCTTGTTGATCTGCGCTCCGTAGTACGCGCCCTCGACTGGAGTCTTGAACGAACACATGTACTCCGATTGAAAGCGTGCTTCGTTGTTCAGTTCGTTTCGAGCTTTACGAAGTTCATCGGCAGGTATCACCTTTGTGTCTTTGACCGACAGGTGACTACTATACCAGTCACCCTCCGACTGAGCTCGCAGTAGTACTTTGTAGAAATGGTTCTCGCCACGTGGCGTTCCATTAAACAATGCCCAGCCTCCGTTCTCCGCAAGAATCGGATTGATTAACTGCCACGCAGACGGATCTGAAATACTATACTCAGAGAATACTACGCCGATTGGATTCGCTCCCACCATTTTATCTGGGTCGTCAGATCCCATCAGTTGAATGACTGAGCCATTCTTCAGGTGAATACGCATCTCCTGTTCGCTCTTCTTCTCAACTACCTCCTTGGGGAAGTAGTCAATAAACTTCTTACCCTCACCTGTCATACCATTCCAGACAATACGTCGGGCTTGGTTGGCATACGGTAAAACATACCAGTACGTGCCAACACGTTGGAATGCTTTGATCGCCATGATATTGACGCACGTCAAATCTTTCCCAGCACGTCGATGCCATGCGACTACCGCACGTAACGACCGTTTCTTCTGAGACATATACTTCAGTAGCGGAAGCTGATACGGTCTCGGCTCCCAACCCTGTGCAGGTATTCTAACACTCATCTATTTCTTCATCATCCTCATCGTCCTTCACTTCTTCCCATTCCCACTCATCGTCTTCGTGGATTGCTGTAGTGCCTCCAGCTAGATAAGTGTCGTGGTATTGTAGTGCTGATTTTAATAATCCTTGTGCTGCGTAAGGGTCACTGAACCTCACGTCATATGCTAAGGGGTCTTCATCGTCAGACGCAATGATCACATAGTTGCGGAAATGTTCCCCAAGTATCGCCTGTGCATCTGAGATTGGTTCGTTGCTCATGTTTGTTCTTCGTCACTTACAAACTCATCATAGTCTCCCTCATTGTCAATCACCTCCGCCTCAACTATGTCTTTTATCTGACTCTTAGATACAGCACTGTAGTCCACAGTCATGATCTTCATCTCGCCAGTTATGTTCTGTTGGACATCTACACTCTTCAACTTTGGCTGTGTGTAGCTCGCTAGTTCCTTCCAAATTGCTATTTTCTCTTTTACGGGAACTTCCTCGTCCTTTGTAAAACTCATCAACTCTTCAATGGGGTTGACTCCTCTATCAGCGAACATTGCAAGAAGTGCCTTACGTTGCTCAGCTGGAGTAGGGGCTCTGCTCATCATATCAAGAAACTGTTGCTTGATACCCAGATCCTTTTCGACCTTAGCTAACTCCTTCTGCGCATCTTTCATGTCTACCTCAGCTTTCATTCGCTTACGATGACACCGAGATCTCTTCGCTGCCTGTTGCTTAATTACTTGCTTGGGAGTCTTCCCAGAAGCATACGTTCGTTTATCTGTTACTTTATCTTTCGTTTCGTCCACCATTTACATATAGAATCCTTCCATACGCTGTGTCAACTTAAAACAGGATGGAACACTTGGTACACCTATGGAACACTTTTTTCGGGGGGGTGTACCCAATTCTATTATATGATTATTAAGGACTTACAGAATCTGGTACACTTGGTACACTTTTTTCTGGGAAAATTTTATTTTTTATTTTTTTGTCTAGAAAAAGCGTACCTTCTGTTCCATATTTCATAAGTCGTTGATAAAGCTACAGACTTATAACATTCAAAAGTGTACCAAAAGGTGTGTCCAAGGTGTACCAAGTGTACCACAATTGTCTCTTTTGGACTACAACTACCATAACACCCCCTGAATCTGTTGAGCATTATCCCCCAAATTCCTGAAAACTGAAAATTGGATACGCAGGTAGGGACTCCTTGTGTGTCCCGATTCGTGAGCCCCCCATGCCCCCCCCCATGTTCATGTGCCGTGCCACATGTTCGGGGATTCACAGTACATCGTAGCCTTCAGCCTAATCCACATGCACCTCAAGTCCCCCCGATCATTACTCACGCAACCTGCGGAGGATAAATCGTTGGGCTAGAGGAGCTTACAGGACATATGCTACACCATACACGACTGACGCACGATGACATACCCTATCGACACGCAAGAGACCAAAAAAACCCACCCAAAAAGAACCGAGGGCTGTTGCCAACCCTCCACCTCATGGCTTATCCGACGACAAACGCCTCGGGGGTCGTTCAAACCCAAACGATTGTCTCGGCTCTCACCTGTTATCCGCAATGCTTGTAGTGGCTCCCACCCCAAGTCCTTGTGGTAGTTCGCACCGTCCTCGTCACGGAGGTCTGAGATGATCGTCGCTGCATTGGCTGATTGCAGGACATAACAAATGCTGTCGGGCGTTCTGGGCACGGCTGTCTTGGACATTTGCTCATATTGCTATTTTATCGGAACCTTGGTTTTTTTGACAGATGTGCCAGCAGAGCTGTGAGCACATCTGCTCAAAAAGAACCAAGAACCACGATAAAATAACACAATATGCCAAAAGTAACCAAAGACAAACCCGCACCTCAGATCACCTCGTCAGCATGGATTGTTATGTCCTGCAATCAGCCAAAAGGCATGGACGATTACATCACAGTCCTCCGCAACGAGGAAGGTGACTACCATAAGGCTTGGGGCGGAACCCACTACAAGCGCGGAATAACGGTGACAGTCGAGACAATCGTTTGGGAGAACGGTCACCCCGACGCGTTCATCGTCGGATAAGCTCATCGAGCTGGGGGTTGGCAACAGCCCTCGGCTCTTTTTTCCGCCACACACAAACAAAAAAAGAAACCAATATATACCAATATATACTATAAATAACATGGAAACAGTAATCAACATCATAACATTAGTACTAACAATAACAGCAACGCTAGGATTTATTATCGCAGTGTATGCATCGTATCTCATTATTACCTTCAATCGTGAACACAAGAAGTTCATATCCAAACACGAAATCAAATAATCAAAACCAATATATACTATTATGGAAAACAAATCTAAATCATATGTTCTCGACTACCAAGTCAAAAACAATCCAAATTATAATTACAAAGAAGAGTTTGACACTGTTAAACTGGCTATGGAACGAGCAATGTTTGTTCAGAACATGTTCAACGTAGACGGTGTAGTAACTGTCTTGGATGATGATGGTGATATCGTAGTTGAAGTCGAATAACCCCCAAAACCAATATATACTATGTTAGAAATAATCGCATTAATATTACTCATATCTTACGTCACAACCTTCGTGGGGATGTTCGTGTACCTTTATGTTAAACTCTCTAAGTTAATCAAATAAACCAATATATACTATGGAAAATATAATCATAACTATTCTTGCAATGTTCACAGCATTCCTAATATTCGGATGTTTTGTTACGTCATGGTTGTTCATCAAACAAGCGTGGAACGAACATCAATTCGAAAAACGTGTACGCGAAACTAAAAAGTTTCAAGAAATGCTTAAAAAAGTTAAACTCTAAACAAATAATTTATACCCGTAATAGCACGAGCCCCGTTGGGGTGTAGCTCGTGCTAATACGGGTTACAAATTCACATCAACACAAACACATATGTACAATAAAGACTATATCTCATCACTAATAACTGATATCCACAATACCGAACGGTATTCTGTTGAAAACAAAATGCTCTGGCGCAATCTGTACTCATCGGCTCGTCAACACGCTAAACACCTGCAACGCGACACTGCAGATACAGTGTTCGAACGTGAGCCTGACGACACAATGGTTCAGATAATCGTTGATCAATGGCTTGCTGATAACGAATCCAGTTATCAAGCTCATTCCAATCCCAACGATGACAAGCAAGCTGGTGACATGTCATGTGTACAAGCTATGGAAAGCAAAGCCAAACAAGATGCCATCGACGCCATCCAAGAGATATTCGGCGAAACCAGCTTCGACAACGAACTACGCATTACTGTTCGCGAACGTATCTACGATCAAGTTGCTGGCTCATCCCCACGACTTGCTGAGTTCCTACGTCACGCATCTGACCAATGGTTGTCAGATAACGCAACTGAAATAGTAGACAAATCAATCAAATACACTAGTTGCGATATCACAACCTATATCGATTACGGTCAACAACACGAACGTACCAACATATCGTTCTTCGAACATGATTCGCTTGACCAAGCTGATCAACAGGCTATACAACGTGAGTACGATGAATCGTTCTATCAATCACCTGAATGTGATCCTGACAATGCACGTTACATCGGCACACCACCCAAATCAGATAGCTGGGATGACAAAATGAAATCCGATTACACCGACCTTGGACGTGGAGCTGAGGGTGTGCTTGGTGGCTTGTACACCAACACACGTCCCGAACCAACCTATCGTACACCTGATCAAAAGCGCACGTTACGTAAGACATTGCTGTCCAGCGATAGTCATGCGGATCGTATGCTCGGTGTGTATATGGTAGTTGGTAACAACTCAGAAGCACGTCAACGCCTCAAAAAACGAATCAAATAACATGGAACTAGTAATATTCTCATTCTTCTCAGCTTTCGGTATTATCCTGTTGTTCACACGAACAATTGGGATACGCCGAACACTAAAAATACGTAAACCACTTGACGTAATAACAACCCTCGGACTACCTATACTATTTATAGGTACGTTCGCTGGGATGATTACTGCGTTCTTCACAGGTTTATGGATTACGCTAATGACAAGCATTCTCAACATGTTCTTCAAAGCACCGAAATGGGCTAAAAAGATCTATCATGATGAAGAAACGAGTAATGCAAACAATGTTAGTGGCAATTGTCCCTCTCGCCCTAGACGTAATAAAGTGCGCCCTCACTAGATATACGTATAAGGTTCTAAGAGATGTTGAACGTCGGAGACAACCCTAACAAAAATGCCTCAAACGGGGCAGTGCCCTCGTTCCCAAATGGAGCGGGGGCACACAATTTATACTTATGGATTTAGATTTAGATAAAGCACTCAACTTACTCAGTCCAATGGAGCGTAACATTCTATACTTACGCTACGGTCTTGACAATGGTAATCCACAAACATTGGAAGACATTGGTGCAGAGTATGGTATTACTCGTGAACGTATACGTCAGCTCGAAGCCAAAGCATTACGTAAGCTTCGTCAACCTGACATGGTTCGCATCATCATCAAACATGTAGACAGCCTCCCCGTACAAGACGAGGAGGCTGAACACAACAACAATACGAATGATAACAATAAACAACACCGAGTGGATGGGTTGTAATGATATGTTGGTATTGAAAATCATTTATGTCAAACACTTTCTCGCTCATATGAGCACAACACAACAACAAACCAAATATAAAAATGGCTAATGTAACAATCCGCTACGGTCTTACAAACTCTGTAACCCGTAGCTTCGACGACGGCGTCACCATCGGTGATGTACTCTCGGATCGTTCGATCCGCATGGCACTATCAGCTCCAGAAGCTGTAGTTGCTGTATCCAACGGTGAGACACTCTCATCGTCTAGCATGATTGAGAATTATGACTCAATCACTCTTGAGCAACAAGCCTCAAGCAAAGCATAACTTTCTACGTATACCGTAGTAGTTAGTATATATTATATGTGTTACCTGTCACCTCACACGAGGTGGCAGGTTTTTCTTTATCATTATGTCCGATCCAATCACACAAGAAATCATATTGCAGTCAGACGGCAACTTCTACAAACGTACAGTTGTTACTACACTGCTCAAATCACAGGCTGACGCTATACAACGTGTAAGGGCAAAACCTGCTTTCCAAGTTATAGACATACCTGTTGCACCTAATACACGCATCGCATCATTTGCTGGTGGCGATGACGACAGACATTACGTATTTAGAGAAGTGCCATACTTCCCGTTTCGTGGTGCTGTGCTACACCCAAACGA